AAGAGGCCGCCCCGGGCGTCGAGAGCGCGAGGCCCTGCGCGGCCAGAGTCGCAAAGTGGGTCACGACCCTAACGTTGACTTCCTGCATCCTGGTCTGCACGAAGATCCTGATGAGCCTAGCAGCGAGGCCTCTTCCGACGTGACCGAGCCCGCCTCCAACCGTCCGAGAGTCGACGCGGACGCCCAAGACATGCCAGTGCGAGCATCGAGCCAGCTGTTCAGCATGTTCGACCAGGGCTGTAACTTCTCTGAGCTGAGTGAGCTGACCATGGTTTACGCAGGGCGTTTCGGAGTCTACGTGGGTGAAGAACAGCGCGCCAAAACCGCCGCTGGACCAGGATGCGTGGGGCTACAACTGGGCGTCGCGTCGCAACTCATCCAGAGCGCGCTCACTCGCATCGCTTCCGACGAGCCGCGACTCCCGCTTAGCCAGATCAATCTGCTAAGAGCCACCATCGTCCGCCTCAAGTTGTCGGCGCTGGACCGGGTCCATGCTCAGACTCACTCCATCGCTTTCACGCAGCTGTACACGGCGCACCTAAAAATGCACCTCTCGGCCACCAGCAACGTCAATGCGCTTTCGATAGCGAGGGCTGAGCTGGACATCGACTGGGCGTGCACCTGGAACCCATGTAGGCGCCTGGTGAACCTGTGCAGACGCGGTTTGCTCGAGATAGGTGCCACCTGCTGGCAATGCGCCCCGTCGCGCGACTACAGACGAGACATGCCGACCGGCACCGTGATCAAGGGGTTCTACGCTACAGAGGCGCCGTGTGCGCCGCCAGTAGACCTGGACGCCTTGCCAAACGTGCCGGTTCAGCGCGTCAACGTGGGAGGAGCGCCACTGACACCCGAGGACCAGTTCCCAGGGTTCGTGTACAACGACTGCCGAGTACAAGCGCGCATCATCGACACTCCCAAGGAGCGAAGCTGGGGACTACACGCGCCGCACGTGTGCTTCGGCCACAATGTATGCATCCTGCACGGCCCGGTCTTCGAACTGGCCGCCGGCTGTCAGGGTGGATGCGTCGCAACCGGACTGGGAGGCTTCGTCCGCCGCCAGCTCTCGGGCGCAACCAGCGACTACGCCGCCAATCCTGACGTGGTGGACGAGGTAATCACTACCCTCCGAAACGAGCTAGAGCAACGCATGCTCGACAAGCCACTGATCTTAGCAAGGGTCATGAACACGAAAGAATGGGCACAGCAGACGAGCAGCAAAGGGGCTGCAGACTTCCTGTACAACCAGGACTGGAAGATGGAGATGATCGACCTGTTGAACCACGACGGCATCACCGACGTTTTCGAGAAGCGGGACAAGCAAGGCTATGTCCGGCCAGGAGCATCGCACACCGAGCACAAGGATTGCCGTGTCATCTCCAACCAGGACAACGAGTCCAAACTCCCAGACATCGGAGTGACCGGCGCCATCATGGCGCGCCTCTGCGACATATGTCCGGAGTGGTCGAACAAGAACTCTCCTAAGGTAAACGACCAAGAGGAGCAGGATTTCCTCAATGAGAATTACGGCAGCGATCTAGATGGAGTTGCGGCAAAGGGGACAGATGTGGTCAGAATGGACGGCCACACTGTCCCGCGTGTCATACGCGGCCTATACGACATCTTCCTGCTGGTTGCTCAAGAGATCTTCGACGCCGCAGACATCGAGGATGGACAAGAGAGATACGAGCTGTTTGAGAAGGCCTTG